GATCTCCGAGACGCCGAGGTAGGAAGCCAGATCCGAAGCGTTGTCCCACATGCGGCGGTTGAAGCCGTCCTTGACCTGAAGGAAGGACGTCAGAACGGGCCACGTGGTGTACATCACCGGGGAGCCGGTCCCCTTGTAGAAGCGCATCGAGGCCATGATGGCGTCAGCGACTTCCAGCATCGAGGAGCCGGTGTCACCGACGTTGACGTGCACGTCGGTCTTGTAGATGTCGTGCTCGTTGATGATCGAACGGATGCCGGGGCCGGAGGAAGCGCCAGCCGGGTCCAGGATCTTGTCCTGGTCGCTGACATCGCGACCGTCGCTGACGAGGATCGCGCGAGCGATTTCCTCCTTCAGCATCACGAACATCTCGCTCTTGATCCACGCGACGACATCGAAGTCGGTGATGTCGATGATGTCGTCTCGTTCGAGCTTCTGCTTCTTGTAGACGGTGGTCGCACTGGTCGTCCGCTTGGAGACGGAGAACCACTCTTCCTTCTTGAAGTTCCCCTTGATGTAGCCCTTCGCACGGGCCTCATCCATGGTGATGTCGGCGATGATCGACCGGATGTTGGAGAACGGGGTCTTGCTGCAGGCGGACAAGACACCGTCCACCCACTCCATCCGCCGAGTCAGGTACTGCGGCGTGCGGTCCAGGTTCTGATAGTTCGGGAACAGGACGTCGATCGGCTCGACGGCGTGAGCCAGAGCGTACTTCTCCAGGGCAGCATCGAACGAGCCGAGCTTCTTGGCGTCCTCGAAGAAGCCCTGGACTTCAGAGTGCTGGATCACGTGCTTGCCCTGAGTCGGGTCCTGCACCTTGTCCGACTGATCGAACACGTTTCCGAGACGGGTCACGGGGTTGTCTCCTTCCTGGTGGCTGAGGTCGCCCTCGCCGGAGTTGTCTTCTGAGTGTTGTGCAGCGGCCTCGGCAACGTCTTCTGCATCCGCGTCGTTGTCGCCTTCGGCATCGGACTCCTTGCCGACTTCGAGGGCGTTCTCGACGAGCATGTTGACGAGTTCCTGCTGCTCCGGAGTGAGGGTGTCGTAGATTTCCTGAGGAGACGGTCCATCGCTGGGGGTCGAGTCACCAGCGTGGAGCAGCTCTTCTCCGGTATAGATGACAACTTCATCATCCAGCTCGTACGTGCTTCCATCGGAATGCCGGATGTTGACGTTGTCGATCTTGGCGCCGGGATTGGCACCGGCGAGAACGAGACTCACTTCGCGGATGTCTCCGTGGGTGACGTTGTTCCCATTCTGCTGAAGGCCGTTGGCGAAGATCGAAAGATGCTTCAGATCGCCGTGCTCAACCTGCAGCTTGGCGTTCTTTCCGGCCGGTGTGGAGTTGAAGTAGCCATCGGCACGAACACCTTCGGGCAGATGCTTCAAGATTGCGTAGCCGAGAACGCTGTTGATGTCCCTATGACCGTGCTGAAAGACGAGCGGAACCTGCTGACCGTCCATGTGCTTGAATGCACCGGGCATGATGGTTCGACCGTCAGAGCACTTGAGGTTGGCCTTGGTGGCCCAGCCACTGAAATCAGGTTCCATTTTGACTGTTTCCTCCTCCTGCTGTTAGTTGCGGCAATTGGCGTATCATCGGGACCTGCCGACTACTCGGCGGGAAAGGAGCCCGGGGTGGCGGCTTCAATGGAGCCGGTGTTGGCATGTTGCTGTTGTTTAGCTTATCGGCCTTCGGGTCCTTGGATGGCTTCCAACCAATAGCTGCACGCAGATCATTCGGAGTAGCAATCTCGTTACGAGACAACATGTCGGCCAACTTCGCGAATTCGCTCATCGGCATGAGAGCGAACGGATCGCGGTAGAAGGTTATGCTCTGGCCTTGCGAGCGAGCGGTCTTCGACAGGAAGGTGCGAATCATCGCTTCCGTCACTGCCTTCACGAGCGGTTCGATCGTCCGCTTGTAGTAGTTGATCATCGTTGATTCGTTGGCGGAACCGTTCATGATCGTGTCCGTAAGACCCAACTGGCTGTAAAGCATCTCAGTCAGATAGGTCACCTGCGACAAAAGATTGTTCTCAGCCGGTCGGTTAAGCTGAGTGATCTTTTCGGTTCCATCCGTGTAAGCAATGCCATACTGGCTGCCCTTGAGCTGGAACTCGATGTCTTTCCGACGCTGATCGGCTTGCTGCCTCCGAGCTTCGGACTTGATGACGTACGGGAGTTGGATGATCAGATCGAGCTTTCCCGAACTGGAAGCTTCGTCCACTGCATCCAGCATGTTGAGCTTTCGTACCAAACGCTGAAGAGTCGAACTAGGCTCGTTCATCACCTGGTAAAGAGGATTTTCAACGATTGCGACCATGCTCTTCGGTAGGGTGACCTGCCGACGATAACCAGCCTTCTGGTCGTAGAGATTCACTCGAACATGTTCCGGCATCCAAGCGACGATCTCAGCAGCTCGGAGAGTTACGACATCATACGCATTGGAATTTATCGGATCGATCGTGGTGTCTACTGGAACGATGGCCACGACGCCCTTGTCGAAGAGCGTCATGTAAATGTCCAGCCTGAGCTGAGTTGCAGCTTGATCGATGTTGCCTTCGACAGTCAAGCAATTCTGGAGACCGCTTTGAATGGTCTCGATGAACTTGCCTTCTTTGTCGTTTCGAACGTGGGCCATTTCGATGGAGGCGGCATCGCGAGCCAGATGGTTCAGAATAGCCCCGATCATGGATCGTTCGTTCGAAAGGTTGAGTCGAACTCGATCCGGCCTCGTTCCAAAGGTATACCCGGAGGCATATCCAATGTCTTGCTGGTAGTTCTGATCCCAATTCGAGAACACGTTCCAAGCGTGCTTTACGAATGATCGGAAACCCATATGTCACCTCCTTCCAGTCTATTCAAAGGCTTCCTTGTTGGCTTTGTATGCGATATAGGCGTCCATCATTGCGGCGACATTGTCGATCTTCGCATCTTGCCGCTTCTTGAGAAGCTTTCTGTTGCCGTTCGTGTCTTCCATGGTGATGGCATTGCCCATAGCGAAGGTCATCAAGGCTTGGTCAAATACAAGTAGCCTTTCCGCGCTGAGGTTCTTGAGCTCCCCCAGCGGTACGGACTCGGACTTTGCACCCTGTATAACCTTTTCGATCCCAAAGGGGCCGTTCTCAGCTTCCCAGCGAGTGACGAATTCCTTCGCGTTGTACGGGTCGAATCCCAAAGCACGTACATCGTATTCCGACTCCTGTATGAAAGCATCAAGGTCGTCATAGACTTCCATCATGTCGAGAACGGTGCCTTCTAAAACATGGAGACTACCTTCTCTAATGAATTCGTCGTACTTCTGCCTCATGGAGCCCGGAAGCTTCATGAGCGTCAGCGAAGTAATATAACTCCGCGTTTTGACTCCGAAACCTTCTCGTAGTGGGAATAAGAACGTGAAAGCACAGAAGTCATCGCCCTGCGAAAGGTCAGCTCCTAGAGCACACGGCATTCTCCAGAATTCCCTCTTCCTATGAGGAAGAGTTTCATCATATGTGAAGAAGTACGTGTATCCTTCCATCGGAATCCCGAATCGCTTGGCCAGAATATCATTTCTGGAAGCTGGAGCTTTCTCTGCTCGCTCGACATCCAGCTGATAAGTCTCGTAGCTGACAGTCTTACCGAGATTCGGATTGGCTTTTATCCAGGTTTCGGGATTGGCCACTTCTTCGATCTCGTCGAGTCTGTAATGCCAGATGGATACGTGAGGAGCTTGATAATCGCCCTTTAGAATCTCAGCGAGTTCGAGCTTGATGTCATCACCGCTACCATTACGGACAGTCCCCTCGGAACTAATAGCAACGATGAGATAATCGTCGTGTTTCGACGCACCCTGTTCGATCGCTCCGACGACGTCTTCGCGGATATCACCAGATAGCCATTCGTCAATCGTACTGATCTTAGGCCGAAGACCCTGAAGCTTGTTAATCGCCATCGGGCGTACTTCAAGAAGGGAACCGGTGAGGAAATTTTCAACACCCTTCTTTGTAGAAGCCAGCTTAACGCGATTAGCTCTTGATCCGGTCGTGTTTTGCAGTGATCCTTCTGTCAAAAATTTAAACAGAGGACCTCGACTTCTCGTGATGGCAGTACGAAAAGGCGACATGACTTCATCGGCCTGCTTCATCGTCGGAGCAGTAGTGATTTGGTGCGTGGTGGATGTATCCACATTCAGAAAGTAACTCTGAATGCATTCGGCGTACATGGATTTGGCAGCACCTCTTGCTACGATGAGATACTGCTTCTTGGTAAGCCGTTTTTTGATCGTCTTATTGACGTATACGCCTCCACGACCATTTTCATTAGGCTGATACACGCTTCTTTCGATGAAGTAGTACCATCCGAAAATCTGTTCTGCCCAAAGTTTGAACGAGAAGAGCAAATGCAGATCGCTGCCGTCGGTCAAAGTCAATTCATTCTCACAATAAAGAACAAACCCTTCGATCGCTTTGTCATCGTAGTAGATGTTGGGGTTTGCGATGAGCGCATCGATACGGTTCATCTCCAGTGAGATCTCGCGATTGACTGGGATTTCCCCTCGAATCACGGCATCTCTGAATTGTCCGTAGTAGATAGGGGTCGCCGTGTTCGACAGGCCCATCGCATTCCTCCTCTACTCGGACACAGCTGCTTTGGCTTTGACTGCGGTCTTGACTGCCTTGCCGACGGGACCATTGACGGTGTTGTGAATGTCGTTCAGAGTCTTCGCGACGGACAAAACCGTCTTGACGTGGTTGTGCCCCTTCTTGAATTTACTCGGAGACTGAGACGACAGATTCCGATGTTGCTGCTCCAGGTTCATCCGCGTGATGAGTTGCTGGAGATCGTTGTTCGAAAGAGCTTTGGTTCCGTGCTTGTTGATCGTATTCTTGTGCGCTTCCGCTACAGCATGATCACTGGAAACAGGGCCTGAAGGTTTGTGGGAATCTCCGCTCGAAGAGCGAGACTTCCGCTGCCCCCACTTCATACCCTTGATTCCGTGATGAGCTAGAACATCTCGCACCATGTCGGTGGTGGAGGTGTCGGCGGATTCGGATCGGTCCAAAATTGGTCCTCCCTTTTGATACTGATTCGAACTTCCAACTCCTCGATGAGCTTGAGCGTCGCATCGATTGCAAACGAAGTCGTGGGCGGATCGAACATCATCTTTACCCGGAGACCCATATAGGTCTTGACCAGATTCATGTTTCGATCAGCGCTTACATCGCCGTAAGCATCCCACGTGATCGTTCCGTCACCGATCGAGAAACCGGAGGTCGGCCCGACACCGAGCCCATTGAGGATTGAGAACACGGTGTTGATGTGGAGAATGATCGTTCCATCAAATGCCGTGTAGCTGGGATCCAGATTGAGTGTTTTCTTGACATCGTCAAGGATACTGTTAACCACGTGGGATACCTCCTTTCCGATTGTCAGGCGACGACGCGGAATCCGTGCTTGTTTCCGAGCTTCGTCAGAGAGGTCATACCCGGAATACCATCCGCGTCGGAACCGCTGTAGCCCAGTCGACGCTGCCAAGCCTTGTACGCCTCGACAGTCATGCTGCCGAATGCACCTCGACCCCAACTCGTGTCGGAATCGTGGAGTAGCCCTTCTGCGACGAGAGCCCTCTGAACCGGAGTGACGTTGTCGGAGTTTGTCGTCTTGCCCTGTGGCTTGTTCGGGTCCTCATGAGCACACATCTGGACGAGATGGAGAGACACCGTGTGAACGGAAGTCGGAGGAGGCGGATGACCGATCATGGCGTCGTACTGCTTCTGGATCTCGCCGAGGATCGTGTTCCAGTTGTTCATGACCCACGGGCCAGGGCAGTCCGTGGAAGTCCAATGCTGGTGCGGGAAAACATTGGAAGTATCCGGCCGAACATGGATGACGTTTGCGAAGAGCCACGCCGCAAGGCGAGCCGCATTGAGCCATGTGGCTGGAGCGATCACGAACGAGGAATTCATGTCGGCCATCTCGATGGAGATGTCGGAGACGTTCCCGTTCCAGTTTCCGTCAGCCCAGGCGATCTCGTTGACCTGAACGTACTGAGCGATCGCCCCGTTCACGTCGACGTCGAAGTGAGCCGAAGCCTCTCGCGTCTTCCAGGTGTTGAGGACGTCTTCGTGTGAACAGCTCTTGTTCGGATCACCGTTGTGGTGCAGCGTGACGGTGTGCTTCGTCGAAGCGGTGTGCGTCACGTGGCCAGTGGCACTCAGCTGATCGATCAGATTCTTGATCGGCCGATCGTAATTGATGGCGTTCAAAATTTTTCCTTCCGTTACCACAACTTGGTGTCGCCTGGCTTTCGCTCAACGAAGGGCTTCGGTAAAAGATCGAAGCTGCCATAGTGAATCGCGTTGTGTGTTAGATGAGTAACTGTGATCAAGAATTCTGGATCTAGAGTTCTTGGATCGCCGTTCACTAGGTCGTCGACGGTCATAGGATTCAGATGGTGTATGTACACGCGATCGTGAATTTCATGACCGTCGACGCCAAGATCACATCCTTGGTCACGCGCGATGATGTGATTGCGAACGTGTCGCCATTCAGACGACGTGTAGAAGCGTTGGTTCAAGTAGCGATCGAACCCGAAAGTTGATCTTCCCACGCCTCCATGAAGAACGAGGTAGTTGAATCTCTCTTCGAGTGTTTCTAACCTACGAAGATCGGAATATTTTCTAATCATCGTAGGGATCGTCTCGGTCTAAGGGTTCTTGTCCAGAGTAGGTCCGCATCGCGTCGAGTGCGTTCCGGTACAACTCCTCCACTCGCTTCTGGGATTCTAAGGCCGCGATTTTCGTTTCGGTAAGTTGGTTCTCATACCGCAAACGTTGTTGCTCAAGCTGTTCTCTGCTGGAACCGAGCTTGAGGAAATGCGTAGTCTCCTGAGAAGTGGCTGTTCCTTCTCGTATTCGCTTCTCTACGAGATCGTAAGCTAGCGAAACAAGCTGAGTTTCCCGACCTTCAGGAGTCGTAGCCGGTCGGAGAGGTCGAGAATCAGAACCCCCCACTTTTCTCGGCATACTTCACAACTCCTTTCCATAGGTTTTAGACCTGATGGGGTGGGGTTTTGGGGCGGGGAAGATCAGAAACATCCACCAAAAAGTCCCTCCGGGGGTATTTTTTGGGGACAGGCGATGCATAGGGGGGCATAAGTTTGCGAAACCCGCCCCCCGGTCAAAGCTGGCATGGAGGACCCTTGCGTGGGTCAAGTTCATTTTGTTATGACAACGAAAACCCACACCCAGAACACCTACCAAATCTGTTCAATTGTTGTGAAGCAATTGA